GCAGGGTCGGAGTGGCACCCAGGTCGATCACATCGGTATTCGGCGCGATCGCGTTGGTGGTATTGAGGGCAATCGCCGCGGCGTCTGCGAACTCATTGCGTTCGTCGAGAATCATGGCTCAGTTCCTTTCTTAGATGCCGGATTCGGCGTTGGTGATGGAGTCGCAACGGCGGACGGGGATACCGTCGAACATCGTGACGTGCTTGCCGGCCACCTGTTCCATGGTCAGGGTCGAGCTCGCGACCTTGTTCATGATCTGGCGGCGCAGGAAGCTGCGCACGGTGCGGTTGCAGTAGAACGCCGGGCGACCCATGGACAGGCTGGGGATCAGTTCGATGCCCTGCGTCATGAGGTCGATCAGGTCGGGACCAGTGGCTGCACCCTTGACCAGATCTTCCTGGTCGATGTTGATGCGGACCACATAGCGCCAGTCGCGCACGGACAGACCGCAATCCCAGCGGTAATGCGTGCGGTAGGCTTCCATGCGGCCACCAGCGCCGTCGATCGACTCGACAGTGACCTGGCCCTTGTCTTCCATCGACAGGCCGGCCTTGCTGCCCTTCGGGTAGATGCCATGGACGGTGTTCGGACCCCACACGACCAGCCAGATGCTGGTGTTGTCGGTGCTGTCAGGCGTGGCCGCATCGGTCAGGATGTTGCCGCCGTTCTCGGCAGCTTGCGAGTTGAAGCGCGGGCCGAAGCCGGTAAAGGCTTCCGGTTCGCTGGACTCGTCGCCGTAGAACAGGGTGCTGGCGAATTCCTGATTCATGCCCTCGATGTGGGCGCGATCCTCGGAGAGGCGGAACGCAGCGGCATTGCCGTTGAGGTCGGCCAGCGCCTTGTCGACTTCAGCGTAGGCTTCCAACATGCCGCAGGCGTCGGTGACTTGCACGGTGCGCGACTTGGTGGGCTGGACGCCGCCGTACAGCTTGCGCCAGGTCGGGGTCGGCAGGCCGGAGCGGATGGTGGTGCGGTGGCCGGTCGGCAGGTTGCCTTCGATCCAGACCATGTCGTCGAGGATCTCGTTGGTTTGCGAGAGCAGCTCGGCGATGGTGTCAATCTTGCCATCGGGATCGAGGCGCTTGGTGACATCCAACAGGGTCGGATGGACTGCGGATAGCGTGGTCATTTCCTATTTCCTTTCAGTTCTGATTGGGGAACAGCCGCTTCGCAGGGTCTGACGACGTTGCCGCCTTGGTGCCCGATACGACGCGACCATCTTCGCTGATTGCCTTGCCGACGCGGAGGAAGGTACGGATCACCTCGGGGTGATTGCCTAGTCCGCTTTCGTTCAGCAGCTTGCGCAGTTCCGGCGAGCCGAAGGTTTCCAGCGCCTTCTTTGCCACGCCCAGGTTCTCGCTGAGAGCTTCGCCGCCGAATTCCTTGTCGGTCTTCGTCTGCTCTGCCCACTGCGCCCGGACGTTCGCCAGTTGTTCGGTCTGTTTGGCCAATGCTTTGGCCTGCAGATCGACAAACTTCTGCGCATCTTCCTGCGACAAGTTGAGCCGCTTGGCTTCCGCCTTGAACTCGCCGAGCAGGCCTTCATCCACAGCCAGGCCCTCGGGCAGCGTGAATGGTTCGTACTCGGTTGGCTTGTCGTCGCCTTCGGGCTTGTCGCCGTCGGGCTTTGCATCCGCCGCTGGCGGATTGTCGGCACTGACCGTCGCCGGTGCCCCTTGCTGCCCCGCGTCAGGCGCTGCCGTGGTGTCGGCGGCCGGAGGCGTTGCGTCCTGCGAACCCGTGCTCGTGTCGGTGGCGGGATCAATCAGGGTGTCGGTTGTCATTTCTTTCTCTGCTCCTCAAGCATCATCGGATAGGCGTCGGGCGCGAACTCGTGGATGTCGCTGATCAGTTTCAATCCCACGTTGCGCGCTCCCTCGCGGAAGAAGGTTTCAGAGTTGCCGGTGAAGCTGGACCGATAGACGCCGGTGGTTTCGAGCATTCGCCAGATGAATCGGCGCCCGCGTTTGTCGCTCATCAACCAGGCAAAGTCTGCTTTCTCCTGGTCACGTTCAACCTTGCGGGCTTGCTCTACATCTTCGCGGTGCCGTTCTTGGCCTCGCAGGTCCGTCGGGTCGCGCTTCGTCATAGCGGCACTCTATCCAACGGATCAGGGATTAAGTGCACGGCTATCGGCGAAGGCGGCGCCTGGCGCGGAGCAACCAGTCGGCCGCGGCGCCCAAGAGAACAATCAGGCGGCCAAGGGTGACAAAGTGCTTTGCCCCGAAATGCTTGGCGCGAAAATGGTTAAGTGCCATCCCGCGCGACCGCCGTGCGGTTGCCGTCGTTGTCGACGGTCGAGACCACACGGTCCTTCGTATCGGCTAGATCGCGGAATGTCTCGGTGCCGGTGCCGGCGCCGGATACTTTGCCGAGCAGGACCGATGCCACCAGTCGAACCCACTGCAGCGCCGTGGTCGAACCCTCAACCACATAGGCCCACACCGCGGCGGCAATTGCCGTTGAACTCGGCAGGCCCATCAGTTGCGTCGATTCAGCACCGGTTAGGCCCGACACGCCGGTTTCGATCTGCCCAGGCGCCACGCCAAAAGCGTAGCGGATGCTGCCCGGCGCGCTTGGCGCGGCGATCCATGAAGTGCCGTCATCCGTCGTGACGCGGATCACATCTTCGTCAGTGAAATGCAAGCCGTGCGTCACGCTCACGTTGTCCACCGCGATGGCTCGCACCGAGCGATTGATCACCACATCGAAGGCCGAACGGAATGTCACGCCCCCGCGCATATAGGTCGCCCCGTCCGCTGTGGTCAGCACGCCGTTGTAGAAAATGAACAACTTTTTCAGCGTGCTTTCGCCGTCCGCATCATCGGCCTGGATGTAGATGTCCGGCGAGTAGAAATTGAACTCGGTCAGCGTGGTGTAGTCGGTGATCGATTCTTGCGTCCGGTAGTAGGCAACCGCCGCATCGACAGACTGCTCAACAGCGAAGGTCGCATCGGCCCCTGAGTAAATGATTGTCGACACCGACTCCGCATAGCCCTCTTTGAACGCATAGAGATCAAGGACATCACCAGAGGACGCCCCGGACGAAATCACCTTGCTCCAACTGGTGCCGGCGACGAAAGTATTATCAAGCTCGGCTGATGTGGTGCGATTCCACAGCAAGGCGCGGGTGTTGGTCAGCACTACGGCGTCGAGGGTGGGTTGCGGTGCGACAATGTCGACGGTTGCGCCGTCCGTTGTCACGTCCGTATCGATCAGACTCGTGGTTCCGCTGATCGTGATCTCTACCGTTCCGGTCGTGGCCTTAACATGCACCTTGTCCGTCGATCCCGCCGTCAGCGTGCAATCCGCCAGCGTGACCGCTGTCACCGCGGCTTTCAGTTCAAGCGCGTACAATGCCCCTGTGCCGTCAATCGTGGTGGTGGTGATGGTCGTGTTCGCATCCACCGATGCCGCCGCGTCCGAGCTGGTCGTGTTGCTTACCGTGCAATTTGTAACCGTCGCACCACCCCATGCGACCTCATCGCATCCTGAATACGTCGCCCCGGTCGGGTCAAAATCTGCCGTTCCAGTCCAGAGCAAATTACTGAAAACCCCGCCTTGAGTTGATACCGTCGCGCCTGACGCCCCCGTTACCGTAAAGTTTTGCTCCGCCCCCGCACCGGCAGCAATCGCCGACGCCTTGAAGTTGTAGGTATCGCCTGACGCGCCGTTGACGCCTATCGTGACCGTATTCGCCGGCACGTTCCACAATGCCTGAGAATTCACGCTGTACTTGGCCGGCGTGTTGATCAGCGTTGCCGTCGTGTCGACATGGGTTGCCTTTGCTCCATCTCCGAAAGTAAAGGAGGTTTTTGCCAGCATCGCATCGCCTGACTTGGCGCAAAGGCCGGTATATCCCCACCCGTTCAGCGCATCGCCAAGGAATTGCCCGTTAAGCGGACGGGTCGCATTGCCGCCCGTCATCTGGGAAGTTCCGTGCAGAAACATATTGCGCCAACTAATTGACCTGTTATTCGTGTTGCTGCCGGCGCGATGGTAAAAAATGCCTATCTTGTTTATCGTCGCCCAATTGATCGAACCAACTGCGGCAAGCTGCGTAGCGGTTTCGACGGCAATATGCGAGGTCTGCAACGTGTTCAGCGGAATTTGCAGTTTCGGTGCAAGCTGAAACACGGCGGCATTGCCCGTATCGGCGGCGGCATCATCGCCAAACGCAACCACGGCCCCTTTTTCGCCGACAGCATCCCCCAGCGCGGCCATGAACCATTCCATTGTGAAAATCTTGCCGGTCATGTCCAGCGTCGAAGGTGTTGCCCACCAGACACCGACCCATTGTCCCGCCGTGCTGGTCGCCGAGTTCATGTCGGTATAACGCCCATTGAGCGGTGGCAATCCGACAGTCGTGTGTGTGGGCGTAAGTGCCGCAGTCGCCACATCTATACCGGCAAAGGCTTCCGTTCCACCACTCCACACACAGAACGTCGACGGAGCGTTAAACGTCAATGCGCCGAGCGATTCGTGTGCGGTGCCGTAGTTACCGAACCATCCGACCTTTGTCATAGCGGCGCGGCAGTCTCTCGACAGCTTGCCTCCTGATTTGTTCTTGACGGCAAACGTGATGCAACCAAGGCGCGCGGACTCGGCTGCGTACATGGTCTGCGCCGTAGCCGCCGCTGCTGCCTGCTGCACCGTGCCTATCGCCATCGCGTAGGACGATGTGGATACATCCACCTGAGGATTTGCGCTTGCCACCACCTTGTCGGACAAAAACCGGCAATTCTGCCCGGTGTTCCCGCGCGCCGCGCCGAAATACACGATGGTCGAGTCAGCCGCGGCAGGGGTAAATGTTGGCGACGTTACCGAGGTTGCATTCGCCTGGGTCGGGGTCGGGACTTCGGCAAAGTCAGTAGTTATCGTGCCGGTGGTGGTGTCAACGTC